TGAATTTGTTGTCGTGCCGCCGCCTCCTCCTGCTCCGAATCCTGATGCAGCTGCTGAAGCTGAAATAAAGGTTGGCGATATATAAGAAGCTGTTTGAGCAAACGATGCTGTTGCTGTTAATACTTTAGTATTTCCGTCAAATGCAAATGTATTATTAAATGTTGGTATTTTATAACCGGTTGATACTCCAGATTGCATTAAAGGATACCATGTGCCGCTTCCGGCGCCATTAGTTTTTACTGCTTCAGATAATGAAGCTGTCACTGCATATGATGCTAATGTTGCTGTCTCTGCATATGATGCCCATGATGCTGACGTTGCGGTTGCTGCTGTACCTGTTATATTTGAAGATATTATGGCTGGTAAATATGCATCTCCAATTGTACCAGCATTAATATTTGATGCATTCGTATAATAAGATGCTGCCTGGTTATTTAATGCAGCTGCGTTTGTCGCAGTACCTAAAATTGACCCAGTAAATGAAGTTGCAACAGCATTTCCTAATACAGAAAGTGATCCTGTAAATTGATGAGTATCGACACTATCATTACCAAAAATAGTTGAGCCTGATGAAAATGATTGCGTTACTGCGTATACTGTTGAATTAACAATATATTGGTTTGCAGTTAAATCTCCGGATACGATTAAATTTCCTTGAATTTCTTGATTACCAGTAAATGTATTTGATCCGGTAGTTGCTAGTGAGCCCGTATCTAACCCAGTAACTGCGGCTGCACTTCCGGCAGTCGTAGCATATGTTGCATTTACATCAAGGCTAGTCACTTGAGTGCCCGCACCAGAAAATACTTCTCCAGATGAAGACACTTGCATCAAATACTGAAATGATGACGAAATGTATTGCGTTGATAAATTTGAAATAGCCATCTATATTCTCTTTTGTAATAAATATTAATTTTTTAAAGTAATATGAAACTAATTATAACGACTCGCCGCCGCCGAAATAATCGACTGCTACGAATTGACCAGTACCAGATGTCGCAGTAGATTGAAGTACTCTTCCAATAATTGCTGTCATATTTGCTATCTTAGCTCTAAACGTAAAATTATCATTATGAGGCCTAGTGCCGCCGCCGACCTTAATTAATTGGTAATCAGATGTCAGTGTAACTAATTTATCTGATGCTGAGGCTGGCAATGGTACTATTATTTTAAATGGTAACATTTGTCGAACTGCGGCTGACCCCGTAGTATTATTTGCTGCGGTGGTAAGTCCTTCGCGGTAGGTATACGTCCCGAATTGATTTAATTCACTGCCGATAGCTGATCCTGAATTTGTATATGATACTGTACCAGATGCCCCCGCTAAAAATGCCCCACCTGATCCAGATGCAGCTTCGCCGAAGCCAGAATATGTGCCGGACTTAGGTGACCATATAGAAAAATTAAGCGCCAATGTGAGTGCGGGGTCGCATGCACCGGTTACTGGTAATCCAGCTAAACCGAATGACCCTGTTCCTGCAGTTAATTTTTCAATATATACATTACCAAATACTGTAATTTGATTTTCAAATGGTAATGTATAAAAAGAAACATCTTCTGTTCCTGGTATTGCACGCCATAGAAGCGACGAAGTCATGGCATTTTTATTTTCAGCCTGTATTCTGGTAAGCGTTACAGCTAATCCTGATGCTATTGGCTTTGAAACGATATTATAATTTGTTGTCGAAATTCCACTGGCGTTCAGTAATGTTTGTGGAGCTCCTTGGGAAAAGAGAATTCGTCCGATATTTTTTCCATCAACTAAACCAATAGATGTATCTAACATTAAATAATTACTCGTATCACTTGAACCAGTAAATGCAATAAACGCAGATGCAGTGACAAATCCATCCGGGCGTAAATGAAATTTAGTTTTGGTTGCAGTTTTATTCAATATTTCTAAATTTCCGTCCGAACCACTTAAAAATATATTACTAGTCCCAATAAAGAATTTTTCTGTACGTATGTCTAATAACCCTCCGTTAGCAGTAGTATATTTAAAATATGAATCGCTATTGGCTACTAATTCTAATCCAACGCCAGAATAACTATTTGTTACTGTTTCTCCTAATAATGGAGATATTGATCCAGAATATAACACAAATCCTGATTGACCCGCACCGCTTAGTGCATCATAAAATCCTGTATATCCTAAGGACTTGATCATTGATGCATTATTCTTTCCGGTTATTTGCACGCCCGTTCCCGTTGCGCTAGCTACGAATAATGATCCTGTTAATAAGTTATCATCACCGCCAATATATGTATTTCCACCTAAAAAGAAATTGTTAAGTGACTCGATAACTTGTTTTGATACATATCCCGCAGGATTAACAAATTCAAATTTAAAATCTATTCGCTCGTTTCTTTGTAATGTTGGTAATGGAAACGCTACTGACGCAGATGCTGGTGTGAATCCGAATTCGCCTGCTAAACTTGATATATCAGTTTCATTAATTAATGTGTATTGACCAACTCCGGTTGAGCGATAGTATGATCGAATTTTTGAAACTGTTCCTAATTGTGGTTCTAAATTTGTAAAATATGCACTTACTACATTATATGAGTTTTCGGTTGAATTAACATTTAATGATCCCGAGCCTTCATATGTAATTTCAGCAAATCCTATCTCAGCTGTCGACGGTTGCCATCGAGAATTTGAATTATAAATTTCCGCAGATATCGGTTCAGATAGAATAATATAACCGTCTGTTATTTCTGTGGCAGTTAGCGTAACACCCGAGTTTACTAAATTTGGAATTGCCGGCGTTGCTGAATCAATATCAAGAAAATCTATATAGACTTCAGCTCCTAACGAATTTGCAGAAAATCCTACAGGCGATAATGACGAAGTTACTAATACGCCAGTGCCGTTATAATTTAAATATGTTATATTATAAGTGTCAATGACTGAATATCTATTTGCGCTTCCATTATAATCTGGGCTAGAATATGATCCTACAGAAGTTGCAATTGTAACCTCTGGTAGAGCATCATAAATAATATCCGTATCATTTCTTTTTGAAGGGTCGATAGGAATAGGTGCTATCCATCTTACATTAATACCGCTCGTATCTTGTGGTATTCCGTTAATATCGGAATTTACCACTCCGCAAAGAATTATATATCCTGTGCCCGGTGCAGTGTCTTGATTAATATGTACCGCTACTATTGCTGTCTGCTCTGTTGACTCTAAATCTAAACCAACTTCATAATAAATTGGTGCGCCATTTGAATCTAATATTTCAATATATACAGGCTCGTCTTCTTTAAATAAAGATGAATTTCCTTTAAATTTTAAAATATTTGTTCCGGCATAAAACTCTGTAGGTAATTTTGTTACTAAGAAGTAACTAGGAGAGTTTGTACTAAAATCTTCGATTGCAACTGGAAAATCAGCTAGTCCTTGGTATATGATTTCTTTTTTTGCCATCCGTTAGATATCTACTTTCTAATAAATATCTAATCGTAACTTATCTTCGAATTTCCGTTAGTTTTAACAATTTCAATTAAGTGGTCAACTACATCACGCATTGAATCGATATGTGATATAACTAACATGAAAGCAAATTGCGACTTAAGATAATCAAATAAATTATACATGGAATTTAGATTATCAGAGTCTAATACGCCGAATCCTTCGTCAATAGCAATAAAATTAGGTCTAGGCAATGTCGATACATTAATTAATGCAGTTCGAATTGCTAATGAAGAAATAAATTTCTCCATACCTGATGTTAATTCAATAGCCCAATAATTGTCTTGGTCATATACAATATAACAATTAATATTTTTGCCATCCATTTCTAACATTAATTGAAACTCTACTAATTGTCCAAGAATATTATTAATTTCTTGCTCAATATACGGAACTGCAGTTTTAATTAAATCATATGGAACCCCATCTCTATTAACCGCCTCAAGATAGTATTGATAAAATTTATAACGCCGCTCATATTCACGCAATTTTTTAATCGAAGCTTCGGTATTGAGTTTTGTTTGCTCCGCTACAATTAAATTTGAATGACATTTTAAAATATCATCGTCAAGTAAACTAATTTGTTCTTTAATTGAATTTGATTTTGTGTTTAATGAATTAATCTCACGTTTTATTTTTTCATTTTCTTGAATAGTAGCTTTCTTATTATGGTATTCAGTTATTAACTGAGTAACTTCATTAAGTTTAGCAACTCCTTGATGATATTTTAATTTAATTTGCGAAATTTCAGATTCTATAGAAGACTTAGCTAATGTCTTATCACTAATTTGTCTTTGTAAAGATTCATATTCTTTTTTCTCTTCAATTGAAGGAACAAGTTCTTCTATCTTTTCCCTAACAATAGTCAATTTATCAATTAATTCTTGTGCGGTCTTCTTATCTTCTTCAATAGATGCTTTAGTCTCAATAGCGTCTTTGACAAAAATATTATTCATACAAAACGAACAATTTTCGTCATACTCTAAATCATTGAGCTTTTCCATTTTTTCTAGCTTATGACGCACTTCAGTTTTAAGGCGCTCTACATCTAAACTTAATGTTGATTCAGTCTCTCGCACTCCTTCTAAAACATCAATTCTTGCTTGAATTTCCGAAATATTATATGCTGTTAAGTTAGTCTGTAATTCAGATATTTGTCGTTCAATAGCGTCTAATTCTCCATTTTTTTCAATTGAAGCAGCCTCTAATTGTGTTAAGAAAATTTTAGCTTTACTCTCTAATGAAATTAATCCATTATAATCTGATATAGACGAATCAATTGGCACTAAATTACTAGTAAGTTCTAAAATTTTAGAATTTAAATCAGATAATTCAGATACTAACTCTTGTTTATCTAATTGATGGTCTTTATGCTCCTGTTTATACAATTGTATATCACTAATTGCAGTGGCTAATTGAGTTGAAAAGTCTTGGCGCTGGTATTCTCTAACCAAAGTAGCAACTTCTTTAATATCGGCATTAGCAATTGAGTATAAATCTTCAAAAATATTAATATCTAAAAACTGGGATAGTAAATCTTTTCTATCTTTTTGAGACATATCAATAAACCCAGAATTGTTATTTTGTACTGATAATGCAGTTAATACAAAATCTTCGTACGTCCCTAATATATTTCGTATATTATTGTTTGTCTCAGACCTTTCTTTACCATTTAAAGATTCTTTTTGACCCATAGCATCGATTGAATAAAAATCGACATCGACTCGCACATGGTTTCCACGACCTCTTGATGCTCGTTTTTCAATCCAAAAATCTTTTCCGTCTAATTCAAAATTGAATTTACAATTAAAAGAATTAGATTTATTGTTCATTACACTCGAGGCCTTTGATGTTCTACCACATTTGTCAAAAATACAATATGTAATAGAGTCTAATAAAGTCGACTTACCAGACGCGTTTGGAGCAAATAATCCATATACGCCTTTCATGTTTGTAAAGTCAATAATGTTATTATCTCCGTAACTAAACATATCTGAAAACTCAAATCGCTTTGGAGTCCATGAAATATTTCTGCTAATATCTAATGAGGGCAAACTAGAATTAACTGTCCGATTGACGTGTCGCACTCCATCCAACATTTCATCATCTAGATCAAATTTATTCTCTAGGTATTTCGAAATTAGTTGGTTCTGATATTCTACATCTCTTACGTCTCCGATATTAATTTTATCAACTCGAGTTTTATTTTGAGTAAAATCATTAATTTTTTGTATAGTATATTCTTCAACATTAAATTTAGATTTAACTTTTGCAATAATTGACTTAATATCTGAATTTTCAGTATTTTGTACTTTAACTCTTAATCGTATTGTTTTATCAATTAAATCCTTTGATATTGGAGTATATTTTTTATTATCAATTTCTAATGTATAATAACAAATATCATTTTCAATTACAACAAATTCAGACTCTTTAGTGTCAGTATCCCAGACTAACATTCCATGAATTAGTGCCTCGGCATAATTTTGTTGAATCAATGATCCGGGGTATGCAATTGTTTTTTCGGCATTAAGATATTGAGCTGGTTTATGAATATCTCCTAATAGCACTAAATCATATCCGTCAAATAAATCTAAGTCGACATTATCATTAACTAATCTAAATCCAATATCTGTCATTGCATTATTAACAGCACCGTGGTGCAATGCAATTTTATAATCAGCAACAAAGTCATTTGCCCTAATAAAATCTTTAGGTTTATCGAATACTGACATTACTACAAAGTTCTTATCAGCAATTTCATATATACCAGAATCTTTAAGATAAAAAAGATTAGGGTGATTAAGAGCATTGACAATTGGAGTCAATGCATCTAGTCTAGACTTATTATTTAAATTACAGTCGTGGTTACCTGTAATTAAAATAGTTGGCGCTAAGTCAGCAAACATTTTGAAAAACTCTTGAACAGACTGAACTAGCTCGGGAGTCATATCTGTTTTTGCGTGTACAATATCCCCACCTAAAAAGATAATATCATTAGGCCCTAATGTACTTTTAATAGCGTCTACAGTTCTAGCAAATACTGTATTATATTCTTTATGGCGCTTTAAATTTCTAATATGTATGTCCGCTAAATGATAAATTTTATCTATTTTAGTCAGACCAACTTCAATTTTTTTCATTAACTAAATAATTTATATTCGATAAATTTTTCGAATGTCAATGGTTTAGTTGATTTAATTAGTTTAGTCATCTTCTCGAACCCAATATCTGCAGGGTCTTTTTCTTTTAAATCAACAAAGTAAACTTGTATGCCGGCATTCATAAAATACTCAGCATGCTCTAGAGCTTGTTTTTGTGCGTCTTTATCTAGAGCAATATATAATTGCGTAACTTTATGTTCAATAATTTTTTTACGTAAATCTTCAGATATAGTTTTTCCAAATAATGGTATTGCATTTCGTCTAACTGCTATTGCATCAAAACTTCCTTCAACTAATACGATAGGAAGCGACCAATTAATAAACAATTCAAACCCAACAATATTTTTTGATACATTAGGGTTTTTATGTTTAAATGATTCAGCCTCATAATAAGCCCTTCCAACGAAATAATTAAGTTTTCCAAATTCGTCGTAGCTAGGAATTATAATTTTTTTAGCATATTCGCCTTCTTCACAATATCCAATGTTATACTTTACAATTTCAGATAGTGATATTTTTCTTTTTGACCTTAAATAGTGAATAGCATTTTTATATTCTATAGAATCTGAATAATTGCATAGAGATATGTATTGTTTTGGCAACTCTACGACCGTCGTATCCATCCTGAGACTAGCGATCTGATTGCTATTATATTTTGGGAGGGTGTCAATAACTTTATAAAGTTCAGCGATTTTATCTCGCCCAACGTTTAATGACTTAAACAAGGTGGGTAATTTTTTACCAGACTTATTGCATACCCAACAATGCCATGGGTTCTCCCCTTGATCACTCGTCAATGTCTGTACTTCTAATTTTTTTCTGCTAGAATGACAGAATGGGCAATGATATGCTATGTTACCTTTATTCGTAACTTTACCTTTGCCCAGTACTCCTTCTAATACAGGAATTAGTTTATTATTTACCATCTAGACAAATATAAGATTTTCTTTTGTAGGTTCCAAATTATTGAAGCCATTCTTCAGGTATCTCTTTATCAGCGTATACGAATCCATGTTTATCACACCACATACCATATGTAGTTTTTGATCCTTTACTAATTTTTGTTTTAGAGTTCTGAAATAAAAATCTTATGTCTAATTCTGGATGCTGCTTTTTAATAAGAATATGTTTTTTGCGATCATCCGCTAAAAATCTACCCTTTGTTTCAACAAAAATGCCGTTAGGCAATTTAAAGTCAGGGTGATATTTGTGGTGGGTTTCTGGCTTAACATATTCTATAATATGTTGTTCATATTCGCCATCTATACCCCTTTCTTTTAAAGATTCGTCAATGGTCATTTCCAAACCACTGCGAAATCCGTATTTAGCCGCAACGGCTTTTCTACTGTATGGATTTCTTTGTGCCATAACTAATTTAATTTATTTTATACGTCAAAACGAACGATAATGTTTAAATCAACATCATCACGTTTTTTAATTGGTGTTCCTAATTTTCCAACGGCTACTAATTCTCCATTTGCAGTATATAATCCTACCGTAGTTATATACGGTGCAAAATCATTATTCGCTACTATATTTTTTGGTATAGGAGAATTTTCTTCATTATCTTTTCTTAAAGTAACGTTTGAACTAAAATTAAACTCATCATCTTTGAGCTTACATACATATTCATGTTCATATAAAGTTACTGTCGAGCTATATTCTAACAAAAACTCACTTAAATATGGGTCTTGATTTACTCCGGTTTTATAATTGTATAACACATCGTTAAACATTCGATATTGTGATGTGCCATATTTTGGTCTAGGATCTGATAATACTATAATTCCATGTTCATAAAATACATTACCAACGGCATTTGTATTAGTACACATTAAATTTTCAGAATCTGCGTACGCTAATTGTAATACTTCAGAATCGGTTAGTGCTTTACTAAACAAAAAGAATTCATCAATAGCTCCAGTAAATCCATTATTAACTGCACCCGCATTTGTTATTCCTAACGAACCTAAAAATACATCTGCTTGGTTTTGTAATTTATTTCCAGGTACATTTGCTGTTGTGCTTAAAGTACCGTCTACGTATAATTGTGCTATTGACCCGGTTTTTTGAAATAAGATATGATGTCGTTCGCCCGATCCAATGCTATGAGTTAATGTTGCGGTTGATGATCCATCGGATATTTTTGCAATTAATGAATTAGTACTACCAGCAGCTAATTCAATGTTAAATGGATACTGAGATATATTAAAATTTACATCGCCAGTTTGCATTACGCCATTAGATATATAATCGCCGGTGCCTGTAGTTCGTTTTGATACTACTGTGCCTGTAGAAAGATCTTCTCTATATAACCAAAATGACACAGCATAATCTTCGGACTGTTTAAAATTTATGTCTGGAGTATGTGGAATACGTATATAAGCGTTACCATTAAAATATGCTGCATTACCCCAATCAATATTAAGTGATCCGGTTGGTAAACTATATTTAGGAGTAATCCATACGTTTTTAGCAACTACCTCTAATTCATTAATTAGCGTGTCGACATATACAGGCCTTAATAAATTATTTTCTATATTTTCAACTTCTTCTATACTTTCAGTCCAATTTGATTCATATGTCATTGAATTAAATCCTAAGTATAATAATTCGTTGGAAATAGATCCACTTAATGCGGAGTCAATTAGATTACCCTTTCCGTCATCATACAATGACATTGACACAGAATTTAATTCCGAATTAGTTAAATGTAATGTTAATGATCCCGGTTTTATACCTTCTCCAAATTTCTTTTGCGGTATAGATATTACAGACGCTTCATCAAATATAGTTCTCTCAATAGCATATGGGTCTGCATAACCAAATGTCTCATATGGCTTACCAGCGCGTTTATAATATAAATGATTTAAGCTATACCAAACTAAAGAAGCCTCTTTATCATTATATGTATTAATTAATATTGACCCAGAATCGTTTTCCGTTTGCCAAGTATTTAATGTAACTCGGTTTCCAGAATATTTTGATGGATTAGGTTTAATTGCAACTAGCCTGTCTAATCCATCGGCCGATAAACTAGATGTTGTTGCGTACCTCCAAGACTTATAAGCCTTGAAAGGGGTAATGGTTTTATCTGCGCCATTAATTCTTTTAAATACTCCTGGTTTTCCCATATAGTAGATAGGCTCTTTAATATAAATATCAAAGAGCCTACTTATTGGTATTTTTAACTACGTTAATTAGAAGTCTAGTTTGACTTTAATCAATGCCTCGTTTGAAAACGATTTTTGTACTGGCTGACTTAATTTCGCAACTGCTAATAATTCTTGACGATCATTATACATACCTACCGTTGTGATATATACTTTAGGATCATTAATAAATGTTGGTTGAGAAAATTCTCCTACAGATCCAGTTACAAACGTTGGGTTATTTGAGAAATTATATTCGCCATTTTTAACCCTTACGAAATAATGAGTTGAAGTGATTGTTTCTTCATTACGTGCTTGGAACGATCTATTTAATGGATCATTTGACATTGCTCCAGAAATTGAAGTATATAATTTCCAAGCATTATCACCTGCTACGTTTGAACCTGATACTGTATTAAATGCTAGGTTTGTATTAAGCGCATTTCCATTTAAAACAATAACACCCATATCAGGATATACTAATCCATAATATGAAGGAGAACTGCTATTATAAATACCTCCGGTTAATGTTCCAGATACAATATTAAATACTCTACCTGCTGCTGTTAATGTTAATGCTTCTTGGGTATCTCCCGAATCGTCAACTACCGATACAAAATTTGTTGATAATGCAGCAACGTTTGAGCCAGTGTATACATAATTTGGGTGGCTAGCTCCATTTAAATTAGTTAAATGCAATTCCCAATTTCCTGGGTCTAATTTATCTTTAATTCTAGCACGATTAAAATTAAGAGCATAAATATTGTCTGAAGAATCTCCATCTCCAAATGTAAATGTCGTATCGGTTGGATTCAATAATAATAAGCGATATTGAGAATATACTGCTCTAGAAGGAGAATCGTTAAGAGTTCCTGCTGCGCTAGACCCGGAACCTAATCTATGACCCCAAGCTACTGCAAATTGAGATTCTGAAGTCGCGGCGCTGCCATTCCATACATCGTAATAATATCCTTTCGAAGCTGCGGTTTGGAGTGAGCTTGTATATGCTGCGGACATTGTCGCAGCGTTACCTGACCATAATCCCGTTGTTACAAAAGTTTTTTGGTTATCAATAATATCCGCGCCTGGCTCAAATCTAGTAAATACTCTTCCTGAAGAAGTTGTTTGATTTTGAGTTGCTAACTGGGCCATCATTTGATTAGCGATCTGCTGCGCTCTCAATTCGATTTCAGAAGAAGCCATTTCTGCTGTCGCCCTTGCTGAGTTTTGATTTCCAATTGAGGCTGGCGGCACTACGGATGTTGCTACTGGGCTGCTACTGACAGTCGAAGACATCGGGCCAACTGCTGATACTGCTGTCGGGCGATTAATTGAAAATCCTGAAAATGGTGATCTAAATATTGCCATGTTTAATTATTTTATTGGGCGTTTGCGATTGGGGTATTCAATGCGGTTGCCAACTGAGTCTTTTTAACTGTTATATTAAGTGTTGTTCTACCACCGGTTTCATTGCCTATAATAGTTAATGTAGCGGATACGTCAGATACTAATTGCTGCTTAGCAATAATATTAAATGCAAACCCAGTCGCAGAAATTGATTGCGCTGCTTCCGAGTCTCCAATAAATCTTGGTACCGTTGGACTTACACCTGCTGCAACCGGAGTCGCAACTTGTAATGATGCTACATCTGAATTAGAAAGAATTGCTGTATATCCTAATGTAGCATTTCCTGATGCAAAGTTTGTTGTAGTCGGTGTGATTGTGTTTCTTTGACCTGGAGATGTTAATGTTATTGATGTTTGTGCAACTTCAATAACAGGAATTCTAGCGGTTTTCTTTGGCAAAGTAACGAGCTTATATCGCATAATGTTTGATTCGTCTGCACTAGCTTCTACTAGTGGCATGTTTTCAATAATTACGCCATAATAACTAGACCCAAGTGGGTGAGCGGGATTCCATAAATCGTAGTCGATTTCGTCATCTGCTAACGCAAATTGGGTGATTTTAAATTCGTCTTTACCTCGCGCCAATAATTCTCTTCCTTTTTTAGTAAGAATAGCGTCTACAGTAATTGTACTATTATTTAAGTATCCCATGTTGTTTCAACTTTTTTATCTTTTTAATAAATATGGTTATCTTTAAAATCTAATATCATATAGATTTATTAATATCATATTGATTTATTTTTCGTTCCTGTTACCGATTTGTCAATAGTGGTAACTTGATTGTTCGCAAATATAATTTGATTTGGATTTACGGCAGTGACTTTTACTACCGGCCCGCCATCGACTGTATTTGGAGAGTCAACATTAATTGCGTCTCCGACTAACTTACTTCCATTCCATCTAGCATTTTCATGCCCCGTACCGAAAAACGTATTAACTTGAGCCTTATTAATTTTATATAAATATACAGAAAGTATAGATACGTCTTCGCTCTCCCCCATTTCGTTGGTAATGAGAATCGACTCTATACCTTTTGTATCATAAAATTCAATAATTTTTTGTTTGTTATTAATTTCACTCGGGAAATAATATACTAACTCATCTCCTGCTGATGTAGAAATTGAAACTTCATCAAGTGCTTCGTCAAAATTAATAACAAGGCGATAAGTGGTTCCTGGAGCTGAAGTTGTGTAAACTCGGGTATAATAAACGCCCGTAGAAGGCCCTAATACTAATAAGTACGAGCCTGGCACTGTAGTTCTGAGGCCAAAAAGATCTCCATATGCATAATCTATTTCTGTATATCTAATACTGCTATCAGTATAAGAATAATGATTAGATTCTAATTGATTATATATTGTCGTTTGTAATGGGACATAAGACCCTGTTTGAGTCAATTTATATTTTCCAATATATTTGTGCTCAATATATTCTGATCCTAATCGATTATGAGTGAACAAATCTGATATTAGTCCAGCTGTCGCGCTAGCACCATCGCCAATTACGTCAGGTAACATGTTTAATGAAGCTTCTGCGTTTGTTAGTAACTCAACTACAGGGTCAACAACTACAGTTTCAATAGTACCTAATAAATCAGGAGCAACGGTACCTTCTGCTGGAGTAAGGAATTCCATTGATGCTGATATTTCTTGATATGCTCCAAATATATTTGGTTGGTACCTATCAATATTTGCTTCTTTAGTTAAGTTTTCAATCGTAGGTTTATTGAGCAATTTAACTTTACTACGCTCTAATACATTTGGCTCAACTACTAAACCAGTTATGGCATTTGTTCTAGCCGGTAAAATGCGTTTAATATACTTAAATAAAGTAAAGTCATAAATAGAAAGTGCTCGGAAATAAGCTTCAAAGTCGTTTCTATTTTCGTACTTTTTCCAATACTGTATTGCAAAATTATTTAAGTCTTTGTAATGGTCACTATACGTATCTCCTGGATTTCCAATATAGTCGTCAATTTCAAAATATCCTAATTGGTTAAATATATCTTCATTAATTGCAGTTTGAGGCGAAAAATATACCCCTAAACGATTTGAATCTACAGAATATTTGTCAAATGAACTTCTTTCTACCCTAGTTTTAGTATTTAATCTTCTATTAGGATCTAAACTAGAAGATTCTATTCTTACTTTACTAGTAAATAAAGTATTTGTACCTAATGACGGAGATGGCGTATAATATGTCTCTTCAAATCCTTCAAAATTAATAGACCCTGAATTTGGGTATCCCGCAAAATATAAAGAACCTGTATTAATTTTTTGATTAGGATGAGTTGAAGTTTGGTAAAACGAACCACTTAAAATTCCTTTTGTTGATAATGTGTATCGCTGGAATAAATGATCATATGGTTTTGATGCTTCTGATCCATTACTTAAAGTAAGTCGGTCTACATTAAATGTATATGTGCTAGGGGATGCTGCGTGTTCAATTAAAGTTGCATCATTTAATGAGGCTGACCATAATCTAACTTCATGGTAGTGTCCATAAAATTTTTCTAAATTTGAAACGCTAGTCCCATTAGGAAGTGATACTGACGATGGTAAAGTTCGTGAGCCGCTGGCAAATGTAATATATTCTGTTCCGGTTGTTGGCCAAATATCTTCAGTTGTGCCAAAACTAGAGGATTGAATATAAATTTTATTTCCGTATAAAGTTTTAGTTACTTTAAGTGAAGTTACGCTATCAACATTTTCAATAGCTATTAAGTGCCATGAATCATCAAATATTTGTAAATTTGACGCTGATACTGCATTTCCATCTTTTGAAAATAATGTTAATGTTCCTTCACTATCGTCATTAGTTTCTTTAGTAAGAACTAAATTATAATAATCACTAACGCTACCACTACTAATTGAAGCAATATTTAAATGACTTCCTGAGCTATATACGTAATTTGAATCTGTTTTAAATCTAAATTCTAATGTATTTGCTGGTACAGTATTTCCTTGACCATTAACATATTGAGTTACTGGCAGATTTAGTGAACCTGTATTTTGGTTTGAATGCCATGTATAATGATATACATCATGCACGTATTCTGGAAAATGATCTAATTCGGTAAACGTTGTCGGCCCGCCATATTCTTTAACTGTTAATACGCTCGAAGGAATACCAAAACAAGATATTAATGCTTTAATTGATCTAGAAGTACCCTTATTTTTTAGAATATGCGGTAGGTTATTAA